CGTTTGTGCACGCCACGTATGCACCGTCTGTATCGCGCGTTATCCGACAGCATGTCTCTGGAATGGACTTCCTTGCTGTGCTGTGGGTCTGTCGACGCAATATACGAGACGGCCGAAGCTTACAACGCGGACAGGTCATCTGTCCCCGCACCTTCTTTTGACGCTGCAAAAGCCTGGCCAAAAGGTTTGCCAGGTTATGAGTCTCCAATGCCCTTGGCCGCCATGAAGACGTCGGCCAAAATCAGCAATGCTGAAAGGATTGAGGTCGATGAGGATCGTCCCCAATTCCATCCTGTAGCGATAACGTTCAGTTCATACATACCAATTGTCCCATATGCCTCGAAGAACAATGAGGTCGTGGCTGCTGTGAACAGAGCGCTGGTTGCTACCCCTGATCCAGACGACGGGTGTTGGGAAGAGGTGTATGAGCTAACCGAAGAGCTCACGTCCGGGTTTGAAGTCATCGATGGCTCAGACCTGGAAGCCGACTTTCACGCTTGGAACGATCGCTTCCCAAAAGACAAAAGAGCCCGCCACCTCAAGGCATGGGAGTCATTGGAAGAGAAGGATCTATGTCAGGAAGACTTTCAAAGGTCGTTGTTTGTCAAGCGAGAGCTGACTATGAAGGGAGGTGAAACCCCGAAAGACTTCGACCCCAGAGCTATCCAGGCTGGCACAGACAGATTGAGTGTCAGCTATGGACCATTCATGCACAAATTCTCCAAACAGTTGGCCAAACACTGGAATGCAGACAACAAAATCTGCTATACTTCCGGGATGACCGCTGAAGAGATCGGCGAGTGGAGAGCGCGTTTCGGAAACAGAGACGTGACTATCGTCGAGTGTGATGCCGAGCGTTACGACTCCTGCCAAGGCGAGGGTTGTTACGAAAACGGCGCGCGGGTGTACCGTAGATGTGGCATCGATTCCTACGGGAANGCCTCGTTTGCGCTTACGTCAATGAAACGCGCCTACGGTTACACTAGCAAAGGTGCCAAGTACACAGTGGACTACACCATGACCAGCGGGTCAGCCGACACGTCGGCTCGTAACTCCCTCAACAACGGAGCGACGATGGAGTGGTGCATGCGCAAGTTTCAAGAGCTATGCAGGAGCGAGTACAAAATGCTCGTCCATGGCGACGACAATTTTTTGGTTATCGAAGGTCATTTACCGGCGAAACTCCGAGAAGTGTTGGCCAAGATGCTCAAACTAGCGTTCCTTAAACTAGGCTTCAAAGCCAAAGTCAAGGTGAGTACTGAATGGTACGACGTGGAATACTGTTCCTCGTTGTTTTGGCCTGTAGAAGGTGGCTACGTCCTGGGACCCAAGCTGGGCAAACGGTTGCCGAAGCTGGGATTCAGCCTCAGGAAGTTGGATAAGGGCGAGGTGAAAGGAATGTTACACGGGCTGCAAATAGAAGCTGGATTCATCGGAGTCTTCGCTGAATACGCGCGGATCTGTCTGGCTAAAATTCCCAACGTTAAGACCAAGCGTCACACCGACGCTCGTGCTGTGTACAAGTCTATGGCTACGCGCAAGCACTCCGGTAGCGTTGACACGGAAGTGTTTTTCCTCGAGCGATACGGATTGTCGATGGAGCAAGCAGTTGATAGCCTCAAGGCTGCCTGCGCCAACTCTTCACTCACGCAGTGTGTTGACTACAGAGATCTGGTCATCTTCACTAGCGTGGATCTATAGTGTTACAAGAAAGGTCATAATCCGGTTTGATAGCCGGTACCTATTGTGAAAAGAATCAGTGTCTGGGCGGGGCACAAAAACATGGATAATTATACTGGGCCCTACTGGTCCGATGGAAAATTGCAGGAATCAGTAGCCTTCGGTTCGTCTAAACCGTTGAGCGACCTGGACAGAGCCAGTCGATTGCACGACTCCGCTTATGCCCGATTCAAGGATGAGAGACACCGCTTAGCTGCGGATTCCATATATCAGGAGTCTCTCAGAAGGATTGATGGCACCACAGCTAAATTGCTTGCTGGTGTACCCTTGTACGGCAACTACACGAAGAACCGCGTTGTCGGTTACGGTGAAGCTATGGCTTCTGGACTCAAGTTTGGCGGTCTCCCAGGAGCTTTTGGGGGGCTGCTCGTCCATGGAGTCAAGAGCATGTACCAGTTGCATGACCAAATGCTTAACGGAGAGAAGTACAAACGCGCAGTTCGCGAATACTACGCTACCGACCCTCTCAAAGAGACTCACCAGAGTTACGAGACAGAGCTCAATCAAGTCCACAACAACACACCTGTATCCCACGGACCCATAACCACAGAAAAATACGCCCCACCACAAATAACCCAAGAGGATAATAAAAATCACAAGTCCAACATGGCCAAGAAAACTGCTCCAGCGCCGCCCGTCACCCCTAGTGCCGCGACGCGTGTCATCTCCCGTCCTCCTCGGACCCGACGGCTAGCCGCTCCGTCAGCGGCCGAAGTGATGTTGTACCTGAAGCACAATCCTGGTAAACTTGTTGAAGTTCGGGCATGGTTTGACAAACACCCCGAATTCTTAAATCCCTCCGCCCAACACAAACACTAAAGATAGATATTTCATATTTTCATCACCGCACTACAATTGATCACACAATGGTTAAAAGAGCTGCACCGAATGCGCGCCGCAATGGACCGCCGTCGAAACGCCAGAGCACTTCTCGAACCCAGTTCGGCCCAGTCTCGGCTATTACCTCCGCACCTGTCGCTATTGGCAACAGCTTGCGTGGTACTAAGCCTGTCGTATCCGTTACCGCCGACGGATGTCGCATCCAGGGTCGCGACTTCGCGTTCCAGGCTAGCGCAACTGCTAACGCTGTCACTGATTGGACACTCATTGGTGGTCTTCCGCTCACACCGAGCGTAATGCCTACCACCGCTCTACGCTCGTACGCTCAGATGTACGGCTTCTTTCGCTTCAATGCAATCGCCGTACACTACATCACGTCTTCAGCCACTTCGCAGGAAGGAGATGTGATGTTCTACTACGAGCGCGACCGCACCGGGCCTGGAATAGACACCACTAGTTCATCGTTCTTGCCGTTCGTTCTTTCGGACCCGCACACGACCCTTGGACCACAGTGGACGAACCATACAGCTATCATCAAGCCAGACCCCGAGTTCAAGTCCACGAACTATGGTACCAACGCCGACCTCAACGAGGAAGCGAACGGATCCGTGTTCCTCTTCTCTAAGACTACGTCAGCCAATTCACCTGGTTACGTCATCATTGATTATGACATCACTTTCAAGCAGCTGCAGATGAACCCACGAGCTGGATTGTTGCCTGTTTCGCGTGGACAGTGGACTTCGGTCGCCCTCGCGCAGACCAGCGGCATCACGGCAGGTTCATTGGCTACATTCTCACTCACGGGCAAGAATACGGTTGCTGGCATCGGGTCCATCGTACCAGCCGGCACCACTTCCGGAGACATCTACAAGGTCGTCCTCGACGTCACCAATAGCCTAATCGTCAACACGGCGTGGAATGGTGTTACGCCTGCGGTCTTGCTCCGCACGGAAATTAACGGCACCGGCAGTTCGACCCAGAATGTGAACCTGGACGACGGTTTCACTTTCTACATCACCGTCCCTGATTCCGCAGCCACTGCCTGCTCGGCCCACACCACGCTGCAGTCCGCTCTAACAAGCGGCACGACCGGCAACTTGGAATGGTCTGCTAGCGTCGTTGCACCTAACATCGGCCTTTGTGCCTTTGTCAGCCTGGTGTACAGTATCGGCACTCGCCAACAGAACTCTTACTAACCGCAATATACCTATAAAAATGATCATCAAAACAAAATAAAAACGACGTCAGTGCGCGTCACAATGCTTGTTGCACAACACCGGCC